CCTGCACTCGTCACCTCAGATGACCCTGACAAAGTACGAACTGTATTCGGAGTACCCAAACCCTTAATCCTTGCGGAAGCAATGTTTCTTTGGCCTCTTTTCTCCAATTATTTCACACACAGCAACACACCCCTTCTCTGGAACTACGAAACGCTCAACGGCGGTTGGTATCGTCTCAACAACGAATACAACCAACGCTACAAGTCCTATTCACCTATCTTTAACTTAGATTGGTCTGAATTTGACATGCACGTCTTCTTCTCTATGTGGAAAGACTGTCGCGACAAAACAAAAGATTACTTTTGTTTCTGTGGCAACTATTGTCCCACCACTCTCTACCCAGAAAGTAAAACTGACCCCACCCGTCTCCACAATCTGTGGAACTGGATCGAAACTGCGTATTTCAAGACCCCTTGTGTCACCACAACTGGCAAGTCTTTTCTTCGCAATTACGCTGGAATGCCTTCAGGCATCTTCGGTACCCAATTTTGGGACTCGATCTATAACGGAGTCATGTGCGTCACCATCCTACTCTCCTTAGGTTATGAAGTCTCTAAGACTCATTTCTTTAAGCTAATGGGCGATGATGTCCTATTCGGATTGCTATCTCATGTTCCTGTTCCCCAATGGGCTGATTTCCTCGAAGCCTTCGCTGATGAAGCGAAACGTCGTTTCGACGCAAAACTCAGTTCTAACAAATGTGGAGCATCAGAACATATTCACGGCGCCCAAGTGCTTAGCTACTACAACTGGAATGGTTACCCAACCAGATCAGCTGAACAACTCTTAGCTCAGTTACTTCACCCGAAATCTCTCCGTGATACCTACCCTCGACTCATGGCTAGAGCCATTGGCATATACTATGCTAGTGCTGGCGACAAACGCCTTCGCCCTATCTGTGAACACATTTACTCAGAACTTAAGTGTGCTGGATACACTCCACACATCAAAGGTTTTGCCGGTCTCTTCGATCCTAACACTTTCTTTGGATCAATACCACTCGACCACTTTCCTTCTCAAACCGAAGTGATCTCCCGACTATCTAGTCCTTCTTCTCGAAATGAAGAACTTCAGGATCAGTACTGGGATAGAACACACTTCCTTTACGAAGCTGGATGTAGCGGGAACTGTCCCGACCACCCAAATTGATGAGTTATCTCTACTCTTTACAAAAGTTTAAAACAGAAAAAAAAATTCAA